TCATTTACAATAATGCCCCACTACTAATCTTCCTTTTTTTGTATAGTACCCTTGATTTGTGTCATTTGTTTGGTTATAATATTTAGCAATTTTTTCAACTGTGTACATAAAACTATCCAAACAATCATCAAATTTCATAGGAAACGAAACATAATTAAGTTTTACGCCTAGAAGTATTATTACGAGTGTTTTCATCTTCCTCCAAACTTTCTTCTGACCATCTTTTTTTAGCCCCCATTTTACCCGCTATTGATCGTCTTTTTCTATTCATCTTTTGTTCTCTACGTTCTTCTTCTGCTTGTTTACAAGTAAGATAAGTCTTGCCGTCTTTATCTTTTTCTTTTTCAAATAAATTCTCTATTTTAGGAAATATCTCTTTAATTTTGTTTAACGTGCAGTTGCACATTCTTGCCATAATCTCATAGTCAAGGACTATTCTAAAGCCCCGCCAACAATGACAATAGAGTAAAACATATGCCCCTTGTTCTTCTAGGGATAGCTTTAATCTATTAGGATCGCTAATCCAATCATTTGCATAAAATTGAAAAGCGGGGCTTTGTTCGTCTGTAGTTGATTTTCTCAATATAATCCTTATTAAGTTTAGTTAAGTTTTCTTTTAACCCGAAAGAACATTGGTGTCAATAGTATATCTTGTTTGCAGTTGAAGGTGAAGGTGAAGGTGAAGATGCAGATGAAGGGGATAAAATCGCATCCAAATCGCATTAGCAAAACCATAGCATAGTGCCATGTGTTTGCCATTGCCATTTTATAGCATTGCTATAGCATTGCCATACCTATGCTAGATTGAAATTAATGTCGGGCCTGATGTATTCTTGTGAGTAATCGCCAAGTTTTGAGATTTGGTATGCTCTAAAGGGTGGTATTACCTTCCATTTAGATACTGCGGGGTGTGATATTCTTAATCTTTTAGATAAATTCTTACCACCATATTTAGATACTACTTCTTTTTTTCTATCTACTGCTAGTTTATATTTTGTGTTCTTCATTTGTTCATATCTGCACTAAATTGTTCTTCCGTTGTTATCATTCTTCTTAAAAAACTTGCTCTATCGTGTTCGTTTTTAGCTTGATCCACAAGTTCTAGTATGCTTTTTGCCTTATTATAATGGTCGGGTATTACCGAAGAACGATCTACATTGGTAATATCCTTGATTAATCTATCTCTTTTAGCTTCACATTCATTTGCTAATTCGGGTAAAATTCCTGCCATAATTGACAATTTATTAACATAATACTTAACATTAATCAATATTTATATTGACAACAGTTAAGCTAACTAATAAACATAGGTTAATTAAATAATAAATAAAGGAAAAAAATATGAGCATAGTCGCAAAAGGTGGTGAAAAATCTAGCAGTTTTCCAAGTGTTTCTGTAGGTGTTCACAAAGCCCGTTGTATTAAGGTCATTGATCTTGGTACTCAAAAGAATGAGTTTGAAGGCAATATAACTTGGAAAAGACAAGCATTAGTTATTTGGGAAACTCCCGAACAAACTAATGAAACATCCGAGCCACTAACAATCAGTAGGTTTTACACATTATCATTACATGAAAAATCTAATTTAGGAATTGATCTTACTTCTTGGAGAGGTCGCCCATTTTCTGAAACTGAAAAAAAAGGTTTTGATATTAGTAAATTAATAGGTCACACTTGTTTACTAAATATCATACAAGGCAATAAGAGGACACAAATAGGATCAATAATGCCCTTACCTAAAGGGGATAAAATCGCAGAACAATATCATACGAGTGTGACGTTCTCTATGGATGATTTCCAAAAAGGTAAGAAGGAAACTTTTAATCAGTTATCCGAAGGTATTAGAAATATTATTTTACGTTCAAAAGAACTAGAAGGTCTTGAACATAAAGATAATGGGGATGATAACAATGGCTCTAATACTGTAGGCCAAGAACCCGTACCATTTTAATGGACTATACTAACGCATCTAATCTCCCGAAGGCGATTGAACGAGCAGTAGCTAACGATCCTTACTCATCCAAAGGGTCTAATATATCTGCTACTCGTTTGATTGCCCCTCCTAGAATAAGGGTATTAGAAATGAGAAATTGGGATTTATTAAAAGAAGATGTATCTGATAAGATATTCTCTTTGCTAGGACAATCCGTACACCATATCATTGAACGATCTAAACAACGAATTGATTTATCTGAACGTAGGTTATTCTATAAAGATGATAAGATTACTAATGGTTGGACTTTGAGTGGGTCATTTGACTATCTTGAAAGAGATGGAAGATTGATAGATTTTAAAGTTACTTCTGCTTGGGCTACTCTTAATGCTTTAGAAAATCCTAAACCCGAATGGGAAAACCAATTAAATGTATTGGACTTCTTATGTCGTAAAAATCAAAAGACTTTAACTAGCTATAGTAAACCTATTAAGGTTAGGTCTTTATCCATTATGGCAATATTAAGGGATTGGTCTAAATTAAGGGTAATGCAATCTGATAACTATCCTAGAAAACAAGTTGTTATGATCCCTGTAAGAAGGTGGACACCTAAAGAACAAGACGATTATATTAAAGCTAGGATTAAGCTACACCAAGATGCTGAAAAGTCTAATAAGCTACCTCTTTGTACGGCAAAGGAAAGATGGCGAAAAGAAGATAGCTATGCTTTAATGCTTGATAAACGTAAGACGGCAAAAAGAGTATTGCCTACTAGGGAAGAAATGGATCAGTATTTAAAAGCTAACAAAATGGTTGAAGGACAAGGTTGTAAAGCTGTATTCAGAAAAGGTGAAGATGTTAGGTGTATGCACTATTGCCGAGTGAATGAGTTTTGCGATCACTATATGAATGTCAAATTCTAAAATTCATAAATTAGTTTTTACTAGGGATACCCTTGTTCAAGGAATACTCAAACGATTTGCCAAGCGATCTGACGATGGTATAAAGAAATATGGCAAGACAATGCTACAGGCCAACAAGTCTATTGCACAATGGATAGATGATGCACAAGAAGAAAGTTGGGATAAGATTGTCTATCTTGAAAAGATTAAAATAGAACTTCAAAAGAAGGAAGGGGGAAAAGATGGCAAAAAAGAAAAAGAAAAAGAAAGATAAAAAGAAAAAAAATAAGAAGAAACGCAGATAGTTATTGCAAATTTTTTAAATAGGTATAAATGAATGTTATGAACTTACCAATATTTTATTTATGCCTATTTATTTATTGGTCTAGTCTTATCTTTCTAACAGTACAGTTATACTAATTTCTTATTCCATCTTCCCTTATCATTTAAGATCATTGGTAGTAATTTTGGAATACCCTCTAAAATAATTCCACATCCTATTATAAATCTTGTCCTAAAGTTTTTAGCATAGTTAAAAGCCATAGATTTTTGGTTGATTAAACATCCTACGTTCATAGCAAAGAAAATGTTATCGGGATTAGCCCAATAGCTTATAACAAATTTTGTATGGTAGTGTCCTTGTACTGCTGACATACCCATAGTTTGAGATACCTTTGATATATCTGCTGATCTTCCGTGAGTAAAAAAACATTTCTGTTTATTACTCATAGTTAAGGTTAAATCATCTACCCATTTCCATTTCTTTGTTCCTAAAAATTCTCCATAGTCTTTTAAGAACTCCCTACTCATTCCGTATTTTAAAGCCCTCCTATAGACCAAGCTAGAGTGATTGCTCTCTACCTCTACCATATTGGGGAAAATGCCCTCTAATGCCCTTATATGGCCTCTAGCGACCCTTAATTCATGCCCTGCACTATAAAGGTCGGGATCATGAGTGTGCATATTTATAGCGTGAAAATCTAATAGATCACCTATGTTGATTATACAATCGGGCTTATATTCTTTTTTGATTTCTTCTAAAAATGTAAAGCTATCCTTATGATGAAAAGGAATATGAAGATCACTAATGACTAAAATTCTTTTGTTCATTAGTTGCCTTCAATGACTGCGGGGATGTTCTTGATGCGTTCTATTTCAGCTTGTTTGGGATCAACATATTGAATTTCACCATCTTTAATATGTACATCCCTAATCGTTTTGTCGTCTATGATAATATCTTTTAAAATAACAACCATACTGTTAGTTGTATTTTACTTTACTTTGTTAGATTTTACAAGATTTCATCACACTTGAAAGTTCTTCGGCACGTTTCGGTGTTTGCTTCGCCCAACGACTGTCCAACATTTCTTCGGATGCAGTTTGATAATCATTTTGTTTTAATGCTTTCCACATATTAGAAAATTTAGAAACTCCACCCACACCAAGTTGGAATACCATTTGAATAATGACACACTTGGCTTGATGATGAATAGGTAAACCTTCTATGAGTTGATTGGCATTTGTTTTAGCTATATTAAAATCGCTATCAAAGACTTCTTCTAAATCTTTTTTCTTATAGGTCACACCTTCCTTAAATGGATCAGTAGATAATACAAGATGGCCATATCCTATTGTGGCAAAACCAAGACTATCCTTATACACTTGATCTCTAAAACCTTCGTGTTCTTTGATCTTTTCTTTTAAATCGTTATAACTCATACGCTAATACTATATAACAGCGGCAAATTTATACCAGAAAAATTACTTATTTATTAGTTTACTAGAAAATATATAGCAACAATAACTACCGCTACTGTAATAGTTATTTTCTTATGGGCTTTTGCTAATGCCCAAAGTTCTTTTGCTTTTTCCATACTACCTCCCATTAAAACCACTCATTAGTTTGATAACTTTCACAGCTTTATCAGCCTTACTAAAAGTTTCTTTGTGCTGTGTATCAAATGAATTAGCACTTTGCATTAATAGTAATGCAACTATGATTTGTAACATATATTAATTACAGTTATTTTTATCTAAATCTATTGGTTTATCTTTATAGAACCATACGTAAGATGAAAGTTTCGTTCCATCTTGTGTATAGGTACACTTCTTGCCTACTGAACAAGCAGATAAAGCGAACATCATAATCAGAAATATAAATACTTTATTCATAATCTTCCTATTTTAGCGAGATATAGTATCAAAAATCAAGAGAATAAGCCATTACTTCCTTTTGATAATATCTGCACCTTTAAGGCCATATATAGCAGACACTACCCCAATGAATAGGGCTTGATACCAGAACGGCATATTATTAAAATACTCAAAAAATTTCTCTACCTTCAACATAATTTCAGGATCGTCACTAAAAATAGACCATATCAGCAACATCACGGGGGCGGCTACGAGGATCAAAACAAATTCGTCTTTCCATCCCTGTTGATTATTAGTCATAACGGCTTGTTTGTATTCCAACTCCCCACGAGCCATCTTACTGGCATGGGTAGCTTGGGCGTCAGCCATTAACATTTTAGTTTCTTGACGCTTTTTATAGATATGCGTACCTGCGTTCAAAGCTAATTTTATTGCACTAAACCACATATTAATACCTCATATTACCATTAATATAATTAATATTCCATTATATTATGTATTCTCTACTTCTTCTTCTAAACACCAGAAAGTAACCATAGCCCTTTGTTTATTTACCTCATAATCTGATCTACTTTCAATAATAGCATACGCATTTTTATAACCTGCTAAACTACATTCTTTATGAGTATCAAAAAGATCAATATACCTTATAGGTTGTCCACAAGTTTGTGATAATGAAAAACACATTTGAAACACAAGAACAAATTTTATCATAATTTCTCATTTTCGTAAGATTTATCTTCTGATTTAGATTTGCATTTACAATCATCACAAGTACATAAATCTCCATCATAATGGTGTGCGTGTAATGGATCATTACAATGACAATTACAATGACATTCTTCACATTTACTCATTATTTTTTCCACATATCATTGAAAAAATCTTGCCAGAATTTCTGAACTTGCTCTTGATATTTTTCAACAGCAACTTTCCATTCAGCATAAGTTGGAATTTCTAGTTTAAAATTAAACATATTTTCTCCTTTCTTTTTCTTAACTGTTTATTCATTTCACTTGATTCCTTAC